GTTGAGACGACACTTGTGATGAACGTGATGACCACAACGTACAGTTGCTTTGCAGACGAACGAAATGTCTTCACCACAGATGCTACACATTCTAAGTATCCTCCAGGTCTTTTCTTTAACGCTTCATCACGTGACCACATATCCTACAGGTGATAAATAAAGTCATCGGCTCGTCTGCAGATCTCGTCTGCTTCTCCACGTAGGTGGTCTTCATGGACTTGCACTTGCCACACTTGAACATGCCGTCATCGTATTCCTCGGGCTTCTTCTCGACCACTTCCTTCTTGGGCTCCTGGTACCAAAGGTCCCATATCTCCTTGTTGTCGAGTGTGTTGGGCTTGAGTTCTCCACTCTTGATCCTGTCTAAAAACATGGATTTGTCGTTGTTGCGAATCGCATAGATCAGTGATCGCATTCGACCTGCGTAGAGACGTTTGAACTCTGGATTTTTCCAGTTCGCTCGTGTGTCGTTCTCGCTGATGACCATGACGTTTTTGAAAGGCTTTGGCACTTCAATCATGTAGTCGCTCAGGTTCGACGAAATGTGTTCCGATATTTTGGCATGCTCGGTTTTGAGTTCGTCGTTCGCGTGTTTCTTATCCAGTAATGATGCTCTTTCTGTACGCGTCCAACACTCCTTGGAGTTGATGAAAATGTCCCGTCGTATCTGAATCAATTTGGTCATCACGTCCCTGCGAACTTGGGTGAGTTTCTCGCGTATCTTTTTCATCTTGTCAAGACGACGGGTGTTCAGAAGGTGTAAAAGTCTCTTGAGAATGCGTTTCCTCTTGGTGATGTCAGGAAGGTCGAGGTATTCTTGTTCCTGGTTGATGAAAATCTTGGGCTTGAAGGAAGGTCGGCGAATGAAGTAGCGTTCCAGTTTTTGGTTGATCATCACAAGACCCTTCATCTCGTTTTCCATCTCTTCGATATCTTTCTTAACAGCCACAAGAAGACGATTGAGTTGTACCCGGACCAGAAGTCTCTTGCTGACCTTTTTGATGGGTGCCACAAATGTTTCACCAACCATCTGGTTCTCGATGGTTAAAAGGCGTTCCTGTTTCTCCACTAACGGAGTCTTGCGCTTGACCAGTCCACTGTCAGTGACGTCGAATATGTAGTTCCTTTTGGCGAGATATTCCATCCAGACCTTTAGGTTGAACTTTTGTACCTCCCTTTGGTTTTCGGTCTCGTCCCCAGGTTTCATTTGTTTGATGCTCCAGTTCTTGGCACCTTTGCTGAGGTGGGTTGCCAGCGTGCCTGCCTTGGCTTCACTCACCAGCCCCGAGGACACGAGCGCGTTCGTCGCGAGTGCGATGGACTTGGCCTCCATTTTGTTCCAATGCCCAAATGGGTACTGTTGTTCTTCCTGAATAATTATTTCAACTTCTTCACCTGGAGGGCTTGAGAGTTCCTATTTCGTTTTACATCGTTAGGATCCTGACCTGGTTTGGTAGCGCCGCCCGCCTTTTTGTAGGTCTTCTGGTGGAGGTTCCAGAATTGCTGTGAACCCACTCTGAAATTTTGATGGATCCTGGCCTTGTACCAGAAAACACAGTCCTCTATCCGGTTGGACTTGCTGGTGTTGTCCAAGACCAGGACCTCATAGTTTTCCGTGCACGCCGTCATCACCTGGTTGAACATATCGAAGTTTGGGAAAATTCCAAAAAACGCCTTGTACAACTTTTCCCTGTTCTGGATCACATTTTCTCGCGCGATGAACACGTAGTCCACATTGGCGCGAAGGTCTGGACTGAGGTCCATGCAGTACTGCATCGTCAACATGAAAAAGATTTTCCAGTGACGGCCGTTCATGAAACACTGGCGAATGCAGGCATCCTTCAAGAAACGCCGATCATACATACAGTCGTCCATCAGAATGAAGGCTCCGACGTCCCTGGACGTGAGATCCTTCTTCCCTGGTGGTGGCTTCATGTTTACCATCTTTCTCTGCCTTTCTATGACCCTCTCTATGATGTCCTTGTCGTATTCGCCGTAGATGAACAAGTCCGGGATGAACTGCTGATACCAGTGGTTGCCTTCCTCGGTCGCCGACATCACCACGCCCGCCGGGAGATGCTTTTTGTGATAGAGGATGTCCGTCACCAACGTCGATTTCCCTGTGCCACGCTTCCCTATGAATACACAAACCTTGTCATCTCCCATTGAAGCGGGATTGAATTTTTTGAGTTGAACGTTCATATCTATTAGTCGTATGTATTTTTTCAATTCTTTTTTTGACACATCATAATAGTATGCGGCTTGCCGTCACAGGATACCAAGACACCTTTTTGACTGGAGATCCACAATTGAGTTTCTATCAAAAGGTATTTACGAAGCGTGCTAGTTACACAACCGAGAATCTTCGCATGTCTTTTGATTCAGATATTAACTATGGAAGAACGTCAATATGCACAATAGACAATGATACGTGTGACATCATAACGGCTTTTATAGTGAACTTCACATTTCAAAATTCTCAAACTGTTCCACAAGATGCAGGACATGCCTTCATAGAGCGTGCAGAATTGGCAGTCGGTGGACAGACCATCGTAAGTCTGACAGGAGAATACATGGCCATCATGTCAGACCTCACTGACACACAGAGAACGCGCATCAGCAACGACGCCATCCTGAAACGCAGCGTGACGCCCACGAGTTATGGATCAACGGCCATCACGAATCAATTCTTGGTCGAACTGCCGTTCTTCGGAAAAGGATACCAAAATTCTTTTCCTTTACTGGCTCTGAATAGGCACACCATCGAAGTGAAGATTACACTTAGGACGCAAACGGAATTGGGAAACATCCCGGCGCCAGATGTCGTACTGGATCTACAGGCAGTCTATCTTAATGAAGAACATCGGCAGTTTTTCTTAGGTAAACAGTTGGATTATAT